GTCTGATGTGCCGCTACCTCATGGTATCGAACTACGTAAAGATTTAGAACGTACAATATGGCACCAGTTTTCACGCGCCCGCGCACACGAAGATTGGCGTGATATGGACCTGATCTTGCTGGCGAAAATAGTATGCATGGAAGCCGACATTCGCACCGCTCAAGCAGAGTTAGACAGCGTCAGTATGATGGTCGAAAACAAGCGTGGGACACCAATCCCTAATCCGCTGTTGTCGGTCATTGATACACTCGAACGAAGGCAGCTTGCGGTCATTCGCAGCATGTCCCTCAACCAAACTGCTTCCGATCCCCGAACACTCAATGGCTTTGCAAAGCTAGAAACGAAAGCACGTTCAGCGATTGCAAAGGTCGAAGCAGACGATTTGATCGCTAGGCCGCAGTAAGTTAATCTCCGCCGAACTCAAAGCTAGCATACAGTTCACAAGTGAAAGTATTACTTTTGGGAGCTAACTTATCGCGTAATGGGATCACTTCTCTCTTTGCCCATTCGTCAACAATTTTAAAATCTTCAACAGACTGAGCTGTTAAATAGGCAGTATGCCTACACGGATCAGCGACATCTGTGGCAATTTCGACGGTAAACTTATCACTTAGCTTTCCATCAAATTCAGACCATTTTTGCTTAAGTATAATTATAAACATTTCACACTCTTGAGCATCTTTAAATGTGTTCGTTATTGTTCGTCTGATCTCTGGCATGAAAGTGTTCCTTACTGTCTGATAGGAAGATACCATAAAAATGACGACACGCGGAGAAAAGGTTTGCCAGTTCATCGAACGCTACTGCTTGATCCCAGAAGGTAGCAAAGTTGGCCAGCCGATAAAGTTGTTAGACTTTCAGCGTAAGTTTGTTCTCGACGTATACGATAATCCAGCTGGCACGTCCCGCGCTTATCTTTCGGTGGCTCGGAAAAACGGTAAGTCGGCACTGATTGCAGCTATCGTCCTTGCTCACTTGGTGGGGCCAGAGGCCAAGCAGAACAGCCAGATCATCAGCGGTGCGCGGTCACGCGATCAGGCGTCTTTGGTTTTCAAACTTGCTGAAAAGATGGTCAGACTGTCGGATGAGCTAACAAAAATTGTGCGTATTGTCCCAAGTCAGAAGTCATTGGTCGGTTTGCCCTGTAACGTTGAATATAAAGCAATCTCTGCTGAAGCGGGGACCGCGCATGGCTTATCCCCTACCTTAGCCGTGCTTGACGAAGTCGGGCAGGTGCGTGGTCCTCACGATCCGTTCGTGGAGGCTATTGAAACGGCGCAAGGTGCGCATCATCAGCCCCTGTTGATTGCCATCAGCACCCAAGCCGCCACGGACGGTGACCTATTCTCATTGTGGTTAGACGATGCCGCAAACTCAGCTGATCCACGTATCGTGTCGCATCTCTACACCGCGCCAAAAGATTGCGAACTGTCAGACCGCAAAGCATGGGCGGCTGCGAACCCCGCTATGGCGCAGTTTAGATCACAAACAGATATTGAAGACTTTGCTGCACAGGCCGAACGGCTCCCAGCAAAGGCCAACAGTTTCCGTTGGCTATACCTTAACCAACGGATCGAGGCGCAATCGCCATTCCTTTCTCGGGCAGAGTGGGAGGCCAACAACGCGTCTCCCAACGTCGAGCACGGAGATTATTGCTTCGCAGGATTGGACTTGTCAGCTAGCCGTGACCTCACGGCTCTCGTTTTAGTTTTTCCCAAAGCGGACAAGTTTCACATACAGCCTCATTTTTTCCTTCCGTCTGATGGGCTGCGTGATAAATCCCAAGCGGAGAAAACGCCTTATGATCTTTGGGCCGACGAAGGATTTCTGCACACAATAGATGGGCCAGTCATTCAGCCTGCTGTTGTGGCATAGACCGTTGCGGAACTTGCTGAAACTTATGACCTGCAATTGCTTGCGTATGACCGCTGGCGCATCAACGATTTCCAGCGCGAGCTGGATAACATTGGTGCGCAGATACCGATGAAAGCATTCGGGCAGGGGTTTCGTGATATGTCGCCTGCGGTAGATAAATTGGGACGCTTAGTTGCGGAACGGAAGTTACACCATGGCGGAAACCCGATCTTAAACATGTGTGCGGCGGGTGCAGTTGTGCAATCCGATCCTGCTGGAAACAGAAAGCTGCACAAAGCAAAAAGCTACTCAAAAATCGATGGGCTAGTTGCTCTTGCGATGGCGTTAGGGTGCATGAGTGCGGACGATTTAATACAGCCGACGTCGCCGTGGGATGATCCAGACTTCAAGTTGGCTGTTTAGTGTGGAGAGAGCAAAACGAGCATCGTGACAAAATCTAATTTACCACCAAGCATTGTAACATCTAGCTTTTTGGCTCTGTCATCATTTAATAGCAATACGGAGTTGACCATGTACACGGTGTCACTGCTGTAATGCGCCCAGTACCCACCACCTAAATCTTCTTTTAACAAAAGGTTAAAAATTTGTGGTGCTTGGTTGGGCATGCTTACTGCCAAAGTATCTTCATTAACGGTTAAGAACACATCACCTGTTGGGAGAGCGTCACCTGCCATTTTTTGGGTTCACCGTCTGCTTCGTAGAGCATCGCGCTCTGCATTTCACAAGTGTACGATCTTGCGGCGGCGGTTTGGCTTACTGAAATCAACGCAAGCACGAAAAATAAAATCAATCTCATTATAAACTCCTTAAGCACAGGAAACCACACCATGGGTCTGTTTGACAACTTTTAAGACGGGAGCGCAGACGACTTGATACAGCGGACGTTGCCGTGGCATGATCCTGACTACAAGTTAGCAGTTTAATTGTTGTTAAACATGCGTCGCTAGGTACCAAACAAATATTGGTAATTCAGGAAACAACACAATAAATGCCAAGGCAAAGCGTTGCAATCTTGGATTAGTGAAACTCTGCGTATTAGCTAAATCTAATAGCCTAACAGTGCGCAATTTCTGCGTTATAAAAG